CCGTGGCGTTCGGCGTCGGTCTCGTGGTCTGGTCTGCGTCCGGCGTTCGGCCCGTGCTCTTGCGCCTGGTCTGGCCCGTGGTCTCGTGGTCCGGCCGTGCCCGTCTGGCCCCTATACTATAAGGAGTCGCTTTTGCGTGGCCGCGTTCGGTGGCGTTCGGCGGCGGCGGGCGGCGTCTGCCCGTGGTCTGCCCGTGGTCGCGGCGGCGTTTTTTTGCGCGACAAACCGGCGGGTTTCGTGCCAGATTCGTGGCACAATCGGCGCAAAGACCTGGCCTCGTGCCTTTAGTCAAGCCTTTTCGGGTCCTTCTGCGCCCGGCACGTATGCGGGGGGCAAAGGCGCACTAAATCGCCAGTTACAAAGGATTTTTTTGGGTTCGCACCTTGGTTCGCAGGGTTCGCACAAGCTGGCCTTTGGGTCGGCTTTTTTTGTCGGGGTAGCGCAGTCGGTAGAGCACCGGACTCATAATCCGGAGGTCGCGGGTTCAAGTCCCGCCCCCGCAACCAAACATGGAGACGCCATTGAAAATTGAACGGGTCAAAACGTCCGAGCTGATCCCCTACGCTCGCAACGCGCGCACGCACCCCGAGTGGCAGGTCGCGCAGATTGCGAAGTCGATCACAGAGTTCGGTTTCGTGAACCCTGTTCTCGTTCGTGGCGATAGCACCATCATCGCTGGCCACGGCCGGTTGATGGCGGCAGGCAAGCTGGGCCTTGATACGGTTCCGGTGATCCGGCTCGACCACCTGACCGACGAGCAATGTCGCGCTCTGGTCATTGCGGACAACAAGATTGCGGAAAACTCCGGCTGGGACGAGGACTTGCTCCGCGAAGAATTGGCCGCGCTGCAGGCTGATGCCTTCGATATGGATATCCTTGGTTTCTCCGAGGACGAGTTGGACGAGCTTCTTTCTGGCCTTGAGCCGGACGAAGAGGACGACGAGCCGATCGGGGAAGAGGACGAGGTTCCGGAAACGGACCCGATTTATACCTCCGCGCCCGGTCACATCTGGATCCTTGGCGATCACCGGGTGATGTGTGGTGACAGCACGTCTCGGGTTGATGTGTCTGCGCTCTGTGATGGCGGAGAAGTGGACGCTTGCTGGACCGATCCGCCATATAACGTGAATTACGAAGGCTCGGCTGGTAAAATCCAGAACGACAACATGGGCGACACGGACTTCCGGCGCTTCCTGGTCGATGCCATGGCCTGCGCCTATCATGTGATGCGCATGGGCGCTCCGATCTATGTGGCGCACGCGGACACAGAGGGGCTGAATTTCCGCCGCGCTTTCGTGGATGCGGGGTTCAAGCTGTCAGGGTGCCTGATCTGGGAGAAGCCTTCTCTCGTTCTGGGCCGGTCTGACTATCAGTGGCGTCATGAGCCGATCCTGTATGGCTGGAAGCCCGGCGCGGCGCACAGCTGGTATGGCGATCGGAATAAAACGACCGTTTTCAACCAGGACGGCGAAAAAATCCGGATTATGCCGGATAACTCGATTCAGATCGACATGGGCGACCAGGTGATTGTGATCGAGGGCGAGGAAATGAAAATGCGGACGCTGGACACCAGCATCATCCGCCACGACAAGCCCGCCAAGAACGGGGATCACCCGACCATGAAGCCGGTTTCTCTGGTCGAGCGCATGCTCGAGAACAGCACCGTTCCTGGCGATCAGGTTCTTGATCTCTTCGGCGGCTCCGGATCGACGCTCATTGCCTGCCACAAGGGCAAGCGCAAAGCCCGCTTGATGGAGCTCGACCCGAAGTTCTGCGACGTGATCGTGCGGCGCTGGCAGGAATATACAGGCAAGGCCGCCACGCTTGAGGGCGATGGCCGGACATTTGACGAGATACGGGAGGCACAATGCAAAGCCGCTTGATGTCTCTGGTCGAGGCCGTCGCAAATGTGGCGATCGGGTTTTCCGTGGCCATGCTGACCCAGATCATCGTGTTCCCGTGGTTCGGCATCGACGCCGACTTTGGGACGCATCTCGGGATCAGCGCGTGCTTCACAGCCGTGTCGATCGTGCGCAGCTATCTGGTGCGCCGGGTTTTCAACGGGCTTTCGGTCCACCGCAGTGCGTGAGGGGGATGGACTATGGGTCTATCCCGTCGAGCATATGCGGCCCACCGAAAGGAGCGGGGCTTAGTCGGAGGAACCGATGCCGCCGTTCGCAAGGCGATTGCATCCGGGCGCATCGATGTGGAGCCAGACGGGACCATTGACCCCGCCAAGGCTGACGCCCAATGGGCCGCCGCAACAGATCGCAACAAGGTAAGGACGCCGGAGTCGATCGAGAAAGGCGTCGAGAAGGCGCGGGCCACGATTGAGGCCGACGAAAAGAAGCCGATCACGCAGGCGCAGGTTCAGGCGGTTGAGGAAGGCTCCGCCGTTGCGGAGAACATGGAGCCGCAAGGCACCGGCGGTCTTTCGATGGCAAAAGCCGCCGCCGCAGATAAGGCCTATTCGGCCCAGCTTAAAAAGCTGCGGCTCGACAAGGAAAAAGGGAAACTGATTGATCGCAAACTTGCGACACAGCAGGTCTATGACCTCGCTCGCAAGTTTCGGGATAGCTGGATGCAGCTGCCCGCGCGAAAGGCCGCGCTTATGGCGGCTGATCTCGGATGTGACGCGCACGCCATGGAGCAGGCGCTCGATACGATGATCCGCGATCATCTCGCAGAAATGGGGGAGATCACCATTGATCTCAGTCAGCCCGAAGTTTGAGGGTTCGGACGATATCCTGAAGGCGTGGCTTTCGGGGATCGCTCCGGACCCGGCTTTCACCGTCACGCAGTGGGCGGACGAGAAGCGCTATCTATCGTCCAAGGGCGCGGCGGAGCCTGGTAAATACACCAGCGCCCGCACGCCTTTCATGCAAGGCATCATGGACGCTCTGTCACCCAGCCATTGGGCGCAGAAGATCGTCTTTGCAAAGTCTGCGCAGGTGGGCGCGACCGAGGCCGGTATAAACTGGATCGGGCATGTGATGGAGGTGGCCCCTGGGCCATTTCTGGCCGTTCAGGCAAACGAGACCACGGCCAAGCGGTTTAGCCGTCAGCGGATCGATCCGATGATCGACGCCACGCCGACGATCCGCGACATTGTGGCTCCGGCCAAGCAGCGGGACAGCGGCAACACGCAGCTGGAAAAGAGTTTTCCAGGCGGTCACCTGATTATTGCTGGTGGTAACTCGGCAGCCGGTCTGCGGTCGATGCCGATGCGCTATGTCCATCTGGACGAGGTGGACGCCTATAAGGACGATCTGGACGAGGAAGGTGACCCGGTCACGCTGGCAGAGGCGCGGACCAACACCTTCGGCCGTCGCAAAAAGATTTTTGTCTCTTCGACGCCGACCGTCAAAGGGGCATCGCGGGTTGAGGCGGAGTTCGAGTTGACCGATCAGAGACGCTACTTTGTGCCGTGCCCGCATTGCCTCGGGCTTCAATGGCTCAAGTTCGAGCGCCTGCGGTGGGATCGTGGCGAGCCTAAATCGGTTCGTTATGTCTGTGAGCATTGTGAGCAGCCGATCGCGGAGCGCCATAAGACTTGGATGATGGATCCGGAGAACGGGGCCGAGTGGCAGCCGACCGCCGATCCTGAAATGGTCCAGAAGGCCCGCGAGGCTTGCGTGATCGGGTTCCACATCTCGGGGCTTTACTCTCCGATCGGGTGGCTGTCCTGGGAAGAGATCGCGCGGAAGTTCGAGGCCGCCAAGGGCAAAGAAGCCCAGATGAAGGCGTTTAAGAACACGGTTCTTGGCGAGACCTGGGAAGAAAAAGGCGAGGCGCCGGACTGGCAGAAACTCTACGAGCGCCGGGAAGATTACAAGATGGGCACCGTGCCCAAGGGCGGCCTTGTGCTGACCATGGGTGTGGACGTTCAGCGGACGGGACGCATTGAGGCGAGTGTTTGGGCTTGGGGCCGAAACTCGGAGTCCTGGCTGGTCGATCACATCGTTCTGGATGGTGATGTGACCAAGACGGACGTTTGGGACGACCTCACCGATCTGTGTGACGCCACATGGATGCATGAGAGCGGCCGTCCGATGCAGGTTGCGCGGGTCGGCATCGACACCGGTGACGGTATGACCGTTGACGCTGTCTATGCGTGGGTTCGCAAAATGGGTCGCGGTCAGGTTCATGCCGTAAAGGGTATGGGCGGATTTGACAGGCATTATCCTGTCGATGGACCATCATATGTCGACGTGAACGAGGGCGGCAAGAAGATCAAGCGCGGTGTCGCGCTTTGGAAGGTTTCGGTCTCTGTCTACAAGCTGGAAACCTACCGTTGGTTCCGACTCAAAAAGCCGACCGATGAAGATTTGGCGGCCGGTGGCGAGTTCCCTGCGGGATACATCCATACGGGTCAGGGCACACCTCCGGAGTGGTTCAAGCAGGCCACAGCCGAGCAGTTGGTCTCGCGCAAAAACAAGCGCACCGGATTTTCGAGGTCCGAGTGGGTGAAAACCCGAGACCGAAACGAGGCGCTGGACTGCCGTGTCTATGCGCGGGCTGTCGCTGACCTGATGGGCGTCGATCGGTGGGACGATACGCGCTGGGATGATCTCGAAGCGCAGTTGAATGTGGCCGAGCCGGACAAGGAAGAGCAGCCCGCAGGTAGGCCACAGCGCCGCCGTCGCGGCAAAACGAAACAATCCGGCCAGAGTTGGCTCGGGACTCAAAACGGGAAGTGGTTCTAATGGCATTCACTCAGGCGGAATTGGACGCGCTTAAAAGCGCATATGCATCCGGCACCACCCGTGTGACCTATGAGGGGAAAACCGTTGAATATGACGATGGTGCAGCCCTCTTGGCCCGAATCCGCGTGGTCGAGGCCGAATTGACCGCTTCGGCCGGTAAAAAGAAGCCCGCCGCAGGCTTCGCATCGTTCAGCCGGGGGTAAGCCGTGAAAAAGTCAGCCGATGTTCGCATGACGCCTTTGGACAAGGCGATCGGGGTGTTCTCTCCGACCACGGCGGCCAAGCGCCTTGCCGCTCGCGCCTCTCTTGTCCACCAGCAGCGTCTCTATGAAGGGGCCAGCCGGGGGCGTCAAACGGACGGGTGGCGCAGTTCTTCAACGGCCGCAGACAGCGAGATTGCAGCGGCAGGCCCGCTTCTGCGTGATCGGTCTCGGGATCTGGTGCGCAACAACGCCCTCGCCGCTCAGGCGGTGCAGGTTCTGGTCAATAACATCGTGGGCACCGGAATCCGTCCGCGTGCCGCGTCTGGCAATAAGAGCCTGAATAAGAAGGTCGACAAGCTGTGGGCCGAGTGGTCGCGTCATTGCGATGCGCATGGCCACACGGATTTCCACGGCGTTCTGTCCTTGGCAGTGCGCGAAATGATCGAGGGCGGGGAGGTTCTTGGCCTCAAACGCCCGCGCCGCCGCTCGGGTTCAA